AACGGGTTACGCACCGGCGGCGGGGCTAACCCTGTCGGCGACGCCGGATGCCGGTAGCGTCACCCTGACGGGTTACGCGCCGACGATTGCTGTGTCTGCAGGCGTTGCGCTGACGCCGGATGCTGGGACGCTGACGCTCGCAGGATATGCGCCGGTCCTGGCGCAGACCGCGCATCAGTTGGTCACGCCGGATGCCGCTGCGATTGTTCTGACTGGTGCGCAGCCGACGGTCAGCAGGACGGCCTCGTATTGGCTGACGCCGGATTCTGGCGCGGTGGTGCTTACTGGCGCGGCACCGACGTTCCAGGTCGCTGCGCTCAGTCCTGAGCTGACGCCGGATGCTGCGGCGATTGTATTGACCGGCAGTGCGCCGACGATTGCGCTGGATTACTACGCCTGGGGCACCGGACTGATTGTCCGCGCCGACGAAGCGGTGCTGCAGGCTTTGGCAGAAGAAGCGGCGCTCGAGGCGGCATCTGTCGATGACGGGTTAATCGTGGAGATCGGCGAGGACGAGATGGCGGTGCCTGCCGGTGCCGGTTCTTTGGTGGCGAGTTTCTGAGGTACGCACATGACGACTGTCGTTACAAAGCAGCCAGCCGAGAAGCGGATCATCGCATTCGACTTCACGGAACGGCTGACAGGTTCCAAGACGATTTCATCTGCCACCACGATCTCGTCCACAAAGGCAAATCTGATTACCGGATCGACTGCATTGACGCTTTCCGGTCAGGTGACGGACGACCCATACGTTAAGGTGTTTGCGGCAGATGGCACATCCGGCGAGGACTACGTGCTGCTGTCGCGCATCACCGATAGTGACGGCGAGATCCACGAACTCGACGCAATCTTGAGGGTGATTGAGCTATGACAGTGGTAGTTGAAACTGGCGCGGTCGTGGCGAACGCCAATTCCTACGTTGACGTGGCCGACGCAGACTCGTACCTGCGCACTCGCGCTCGAGCGACCGCCTGGGACGCGCTGGATTTGGCAACAAAGCGCGGACGTCTGATTCAGGCGAGTCAGTACCTCGATGCAACGTGCGCGTGGCGCGGCGATCCGGTGTCGTCTTCGCAGACGATGGGTTGGCCGCGATCCGGCGTGCTGGACAAGAACGGCACGGCAGTTGACAACGACATCGTGCCGACGGCGGTGGTCAACGCGACCATCGAGGTGGCGGTGGCTGGGGAAATCACCACGGAGGCCAGCAGGGTTGCGCTCGAGGAAACGGTCGGGCCGATCAGCGTGAAGTACGCCTACGGTCCAGACGTGACGCAAGGCGTGCAGCGGTACAAGTACGCGCTGGCGTTGTTGACTGGTCTGACGCTTGGAAGCGCGCACAGCGCGACAGTGGTGCGAGCCTGATGGACTACAGCGCGCTGGCGACCCGGACTGCTCGGCTGCTGACCGATTATGGTCAGACCGCCACGCTGACCCGCGTGACGCCAGGCAGCTACTCCACCTCTGACGGTTCGCTGGCCGCTGGGACGACAGCGACCTATACCGGAAGCGCAACGGTGTTCGACTATGACCAGCGGCAGATAGACGGTTCGCTGGTGCGCGCTGGCGACCGCAGGGTTCTGCTGCAGGCCACAGGCGGTATTCCGTTACCGCGCACCGGAGACACGATAACCATTGCCAGCGGGACGTATCAGGTCGTGCAGGCGCGTGACATTTCGCCAGCAGGCACGTCGGTCGTGTACGACCTTCAGGTGCGTGGGGTCTGACATGGGATTTGGCGAGGATCTGCGCAAGTTGATCGAAAAGCGCAAGGGAGATGTCAACCGCGTAGTGCGTGGCACGGCAATCGACCTGATGGCTGGCATGGTCGAGAAAACGCCGGTTGATTTGGGCCACCTTGCAGGAAATTGGCAATGCGGCATTGGCGCGTTGAATCCAGACACCTCGAGTCCTCCAGGGTCGGATGCGGTGGCGAGGACGCGCGAGGCGCTTTCCACTTGGAAGTACGGCCAGCCGATTTACCTGACGAACTCGATGGCGTATGCATACACGGTCGAATACGGACTATTCGGTAAGCCGCCAGGGTCTGCAAATGGACCCAAGACAGTCGGCGGGTACTCCAGTCAGGCGCAGCAAGGCATGGTGCGCCTGACCGCGCAGGAATTCGCGCAGAAGCTGCACAAACAAGTTCAGGCGATCAAATGAGCATTGCGACGATACGAGCCGCGTTGGAGTCGCGGCTAAACGGCATTTCGCCTGCGCTTCCAACCGCCTGGTCGAACGTGGCTTATACGCCGACCGTCGGCACCGCATGGCAGCGCGTTGAACTGCTGGTCAATCAGCCGGTGGACTATGCGGTGACATCGGACGTTGTGGAACAGCGCGGCATTCTGCAAGTGACGCTGTTCTATCCGCTGGGAGTCGGAACGGCGACCGTTGCGGCTCGCGCGGAAGCGATCCGTGCGAGGTTCGCGCCGCCACAAACGCTCACGAGTGGCGGCACCAGCGTTGAAATCGTGAGCAGTCCCTTTGTTTCTGCTGGCGTGCCTGTCGATGAGTGGTGGGCGCTGCCTGTGTCGATCTATTGGCGCTCGTTTGGAAGCGTCTGAGTCACTTCGCCGCGCGAGCGGTAATCATTGTCCCGCAGCGCGGGAATTTTCACTAAGGAGGCCACATCATGGCTGCAGTTCCTACCGGCACGCTGTTCTCGGTTGCGACCGCGTTCGGCAATGCGCAAACCGTCACCGCTGTCACCAATGCCGATCCCGCTGTCGTGTCGTGTTCCGCGCACGGGTACAGCAACGGCGACATCGTTGAAATCACCTCTGGTTGGGGTCGCCTGAACAAGCGCGTGTTCCGCGTGGCGAATGCCACGACTGGCACGTTCGAGCTGGAAGGCATGGACACCAGTGACACCGATTTCTATCCGGCTGGCACGGGTACTGGCACGGTGCGCGAGGTTTCGACCTGGGTGCAGTTGTCCAAGGTGATGAACCCTGGAACGACCGGCGGCGAACCCAAGACCGTCACGTACAAGTACCTCGAGTCCGATGTCGAATACGCGATCAACGACGGCTTTACCGCCACGTCGATGACGATGGAATTCGACGACGACGACACCACCGCCGGTTACACCGCCATGCGCACGCTGACGGACTCCCAAGGTAACAGCATCCTGAAAATGCTGATGCGCTCGGGTGCGGTGGTCTATCTGCCTTGCACGCTGGCGTTGAACGACGTTCCGCGTCTGCAGGATGGCCAGATCAACCGGATCTCGGCTCAGTTCGCCGGCAACAACCGGCATACCCGCTACTCGTCGTAATCGACCGCAGTGGCACGACGCAGGAGGGCCGGGACGGATGTTCCGGTTCCTCCGCAACCATCAAAAAAACCTGGGGAGTTCAAGAAAATGGCAAAGCTTTCTCTGACCGCCGCACCTACGTTTACCGCAACCGTTCAGATTCCTATTCCCGGCAAGCGTCCTGCGCCGGTCGAGTTCAAATTCAAGCATCGAAACAAGGACGAACTCGAGGTGTTCTTCCGCGACTTTTCCGGCACGGATGTCGAACTGGTTATGGAGATTGTTTCCGGTTGGGATCTGGACGATCCGTTCTCTGCCGAGACGGTGGCGCAATTGCTGAACAGCTACAGCGGTGCCGGCAAGGCAATCTCCGATAAGTACCTGTCCGAGATGATTCAGGCGCGCGTGGGAAACTGACTGCGGCGGCAAAGGCACTTTACGAGAAGCAGCCAACCGCCGATGAGATGCGCGCTGCCGGTTTCGAGCCTGAGGACTATGCTGATGACGTAGTGGAGATCTGGCCGGATTGCTGGGAGTCCGTTCAGTTCTTCATTCGTCTCAGCACGCAATGGCGTCACGGGTTTGGAGGTCCGACCGGCCTGGATTACAGCGCGGTTCTGTCGTTGTTGCGTGCGATGCGGTTCCCGCGCGAGAAGTCCACTCAGATATTCGATGACGTTCAGATCATGGAACGTGCCGCGTTAGTCGAGATGCACAAGAAATAGGAGCCGAAAGTGGCTGATGATTCACTGCCGATTGGCATCAAGCTGACGACGGAAGGTATCGAGCGCGGCGCGGCCCAACTCGATAACCTAGCGAAGAAAGGTGACAAGGCAGAGGAGTCGCTGCGCGGCGTGGAGGAGGCCGGCAAACGTACCGGCAAGAGCATCGAGAACCTGGGTGGCGATGGGGCATCAAAGCTGCAAGAAATCGAAGATGCCGCAGACGGTGCTGCTGACAAGATGGATGACTTGGCAGAGTCGTCCAAAAAAGTCGGCGAAAGCATGAAGCAGGCCGGGAACGACGCCGCCAGAATGAACTCCTCGATGGGCCTGGTCGATTCCGCGATCAAAGGGTTCATCGCTGCATTCACAATCGACAAGATTATCCAG